GCAACACAATGGACCTATTTCGTAACAACGTGCTTGACACTATGTCTGGGTTACGAGATTCACTTCAGATTGTATTTGAGTTTGTAGATCAGTTTGATAATGCTTTTAAGGCTACTATTGCTAGAAAGATGCAAGAAGAGTATATGAACAGTCAGTGGGCAATGGACGAACTTCGTAGCAATGTCGAAAACAGAATAGATCAGCTAATGCAAGACGCTTCATCACAAGATGAGTTTCTCATTCATCTTGTGGCATCTGATCTGGAAGATTCTTCCATTTCCGATAATATTTTTGATGTAGTGGAAGAATCAAGTATTGAGCATGGAGTGGAAGTGATTACAAAGCCTTTGTCTCTTGCTGCGACGACTGTCACCATGGCATGGATGTTCAAATACATCAACAAAATGGGATCGACATCAGATAGAACAGGGATGCATATTAACATCTCAACAGACGAATTCAGAGAGAAAGACATCGATCTACTCAAAGTGATGACCTTGATGGACACCGATTTCTTCCAGAACATGTCCACTTCTTCCAGAACAGAGAAGGCTATCGATAAGTGGAATCATCGTAATAGCATGGTGGACCCCAATAGTAAGAACCTTGACCCTCACGCCCTGTATAAGATTGCAAATGCCTATGTGCGTAATGGTGTGAAGGGACTAGAAGAAGAGAGCAGAAAGGCGCTTATCCGTCCTCTGAAATATAAGGCAGTGAACTGGACATCCATGTTCAATGCAAGCGGAAACTCTCGTCGTATAGAATTTCGTTTCTTTGGAGGAGAAAACTATCAGAATCGTATGAGTGATATCATGAATGACCTCATGCTCATCTCATATATTTTGATTGTGTCTTCACGTAAATCTCATACACAAGATCATCTAAAAGGACTCGTCAAGATACTAGATAGAGCATCTAAGAAAGAGTTGGATATGGATTTCACTGCCCTCATCGACGAAGAAAGAAACAAAATTCAATCAGGAGAATAGAACATAATGAAGTTTGACCAAATATTAGAACATGGAATTGAATCACTGGACGAGGCACCAAGACCTATCAGTGGCAAAGTGGATGCTTTCTCTAAGACTAATCATTACAAGGCAGTTCCTGTAGATGATGGACACTATGTTAGTGTCAGTCAATCAAATAAGCTTATTGGAATGATCTCTATCTCATCTTCCAATGTTGATTATCGAGACGAGAAAGGGAACCTTGTGTTTGTTGAATCACATATGGCCTATGCTGTTACCAAACGAAGCTTAGAGTCACACTATGTTCCAGAGTTACTCAAAAGATTAAGTCCTGACACTTTGGGAAGTGTGATATGAAAGATGGCTCAGCTATTTGAAGGACTATCTTTCGTTCTATTTCACGCTGTTAATGTAGACAAAGCTAAGTGGATGCTACAGAACAACAAACTAAAGGCCAATAAAGGAAACACAGTGTCTTTCTCTCGATCAAGAACAAACCAGTTCATATTCTATATGGGAAATGATATGGAAGGAGAAGATGGCCCTATCGTTGTCTTTGAACTTGATGGACGTTCTTTGATATCCAACCACAAAGGACAGGCGATTGATTCTTTTGCACCATCCGACGATAGAGATGAGCTTAAAGCCTATAGCCGTGATCCAGATTTCGATTACATGGAAGATCGTATTGTTCTCAAGAATACACGAGAGTTGAAGATACCAAAGAACAGTGTAATAGCGATTCATGTCATCCTCAACGAAGCAGATGATCTTGATCTTGCTAAGAAGATATTTGAGAGGGTGACCATCAAGAAGAAGTTTGTGTATACAACAATCAAAAACTTCCAACAGCGTAAGAATATATCACCTGAAGGTGCTTTCGTTAACGAATATAGTATACAAGGATCAGAACCAATCAAGACAGAAGATGACTTTATTAGCTTCTTAGAAGACGTACAATCTGGTTATATCACGGGAGCATCAACAGAACAAGATGTAAAGACGTTTGTATCATTGTATCATAAGTATAAAGACAGTAGAGAAGTTAATTTGATGATGACCTCCATAGTGAAAATATACAAAGAAGAGTATGATATAAAGATTAGAACAGTTAGTGATATTATGAGATATAAAGAAAAGTTATGATATTATGAATGTGAGTGAGCATAGTGAGCAAAGCCCGAAGGGCTGAATGTCGCGTAAAGTTCTTCATAGATATATCTTGATCGCTTTTGGGGGGTGCTCTAATAAAATCAAGCACTTACACACCCCCTCTTTCGTTCTTCAATCACTACTGCTATGATCGCTTTCAGAGGAAAAAAGAAAAGGAAGGAACATCATATCAAATCAATCATCATCACCTCCAATTCACCCCGTAGTGGAAAGGACACTGCGGCCAACTTTCTAATGAGTAGGTACCTATCATCAAAAGTGATAACCATAGCAGAACCACTTTATCTTGCTATTCCTGTCATGTTTGGTATTCATCAAAAAGAGTGGGAACAGATGTACACCGACAAAGAAGGGAAATCTGACAAACTCTATGGGATGTCTCCCAGAGAAGCCATGCAGTGGCTTGCAGAGGACGTTCTAAAGCCCACCTTTGGCCCTGCTCACCTTGGCAATGTCGCTGCTGAGAAAGCCTCGTTGGCGGCTTGTGATGGAATAGGACTTGTTATCGTCTCTGATGGGGGGTTTGTTGAGGAAATGCAATCTTTTGTTGACAAACTTGGAAACAAGAACTGTGTGATCCTTCAGGTCATCAGATATGAAGAGCCATCCCAGATTGATACACGCATCATGTTGGGGAAAGATGATCTTGATGTTGAGCAACACACAATTTATAACACTGGGTCCATCTTTTCGTTTTTCTCAGAGCTTACAAGAGTTGCAGAGGTCATTATTTGATGTTTACTACGTTTGCTATTGCCCTCGCTTTCATGACTGAAACTGTATATCACGAGGCTAGGGGAGAACCAGAGAAGTGCCAATCTTACGTTGCTGCTGTAGTGAAGAATCGTGCTCTCGATCCACGGTGGGAAAATACGATACAGGGCGTGGTGACAGAACCGCATCAGTTTTCATACCGAGCGAATGATAATCTCACTATGAAAAATGAAGAAGCAAAAGAAGTTGCTAAGAAAGTGAGTGCTGAGATCCTGTTAGACCAAGAGCCTAGCTTTGGGAATGTCCTTTACTTTCACACAACATCTTCGTCTCCCTATTGGGTAAATGATATGGAAAAGGTCTTGACATGTGGCAACCATATATTTTATAATGATTGAATGACATCCTCCCCGACCTGAAGGACGGGGTATCCCGCGCAAAACCAAATGAATGATCACAAATATTACGAAGAACTTGATCACCCAACATAGATACCCCACCAGTCAACATCTCCCGAGATTTGATTGTCTACATCTTCTCTTAGCATTCGAAATTCCTCTTTTGCTTCTTGCACCAGTTGATCTCCACCAAGAGATACACTTCCTCCATCTGGAGAAGGAAGCCCAGAGAATTTCCTATACGCCATTCCTAGCATTCGCTTAGCTTCAGCAATCGCCCAACTCTGAACCCATAGAAGATCCATGTATTCTTCATCAGACAGATGGCGATACACTTCCAGGATATATTTCCCTTCTCGTTTTGGACTTTGTAGCAACCGGATAGAATTAGTGTGTTTGTCATGGATGAAGTCGATAGCATTAGCGGTGTACTTATTCCAAATCTCCATGTGCTGACCCAGTAGCTCCAAAGACAGCCAATCTCCCATACCAGAAACGTTACCACTTAACCCGGTGGTGAACAGGTTGTTGTAGGCTGCAAGCGTCAGAGGGTCTTCTGCATTCCATGTCATTGATGATGGATTGATGATCCTGATCACCTCTGTGACTTCGGATGGAACCATATAGATTTTATCATCTCGTGTTGCATTGATACAGAAGTATCCCTGACGATAGTTGTCTGGGCCGATCTGTTGAAAGGTTCGTTTTGCTTTATTGAAGGCAAGCTGAACATCTTTGTATGTTAGTTCAACATCGACAAGTGAATCGCCGAGCAGCACCAAAATCTCGTCTTTGAATTCTTCAAATTTCATCTGTTTTTGTCCTTGTTGTTGAATGTGTATTGGGGATCATCCAGAAAAGAAGATTGCTTGTCGTCTCGATAATCAACATCGGCCTCTGGATAAGGTGCGTCAGGATCAACATCATATGTATTGAGTCCTTCTGTCGGCACGACAGATTCACTGTGTTCTTTTGTCTGTGTCATGATGTCATTCATTAAGTCGTCGTTTGATCTTTCAATCGGAATCTCATTGGTTGTACGAGAGTCACCAAGGGGAACAGCATGAATCACGACATAGAATTGTTCAAATTTGATATCCTTATCAACATCTGTCACTTCCCAGAATGCCTTATTACAGTTCTCTTCAAAGAATGGAACCTCAAGAACATCACCGATGATCATCGTTCGACTCATACACTCTAGCATATCATCTATGTGAACACGAAACACTTGTTCGTCTGCCATTGGGTTGATGAGGCCAAATCGACTGAAGTCCATCTTTTCTGCCCTAACTGAGTCCATCCCAATGTTGATTGTTTTTGGTTCATCTGAGTACGCACGATCTGGTACTTCAAAGAACACTTTGTTCTGGATATCATTGATCGAAGGATTGGCACTTTTCCTAGACCCAAGATACATATAGATGTTTGCTGTCTTATAGGAGAGCGCAAAAATATCTCGCGTAATCTTCCGTTGGAATGCTCGCGTCTTCTTCCCATATGCTCCTATCGTTGGTCGCAGTTTGTTTCTTGTTATCATGTTTCTACCTTTTGGCTATTCGGTTACGTTTCGTTGTATATTGCATCCGTTTCATTTTTCTTTCTATCTTATCTCTCACCCTTTGACGTGGGTCTTCTCGATGTTTCTGGATAGGAAGAATGTCAAATTCTTTTCGTGATTCATAGTCTAAGTAGATGGTGACGGGTTCTCTTTCTCCCACCAGCACTCCCGTTTTAGATGGATCGGAGAAGCCAATATACCCTAGTCGAAGAAGGAGTGATTGCCACACTTCACCAAAATCTCGACTGTTTCTTTGTTTAGCAATGAACTCAGTCAACAACCATAGTTTAACAAAGTCGTGTCGAATGGTGGTGTCTCGATTGATATTTTTCCACATAGCATCAAAGTCAATTGGGTCGATAACCTTTATCGCTCGAAGGATTGCAACATCTGCAAGAAGTTCATCTTTCTTGTATCGTCTGATATCATCAATGAACTCACCACCTGATTTCTTGATACGAAACACATTCGCATAGAAAGCGGATGATGTCACTTTCTTTCCGATCACGTCTCTTATATCATAGCATATGATTGAATCAGGTCGATCCATTTCTTGTGCTGTGTTTTCAGTTGAAATCTCTCCATCATTAGTAAAAGTGAGGTAGACATCAGGTCTTCCATAGTAGAGTGTTCTGAGATCTGTTGTGTAAAGGTGAGAGGACTGTCCGAACCCACGGTACGCTTCATCTAGTGTGTCTTCAAAGGTCATGTCGGGGCACCCGTATAGTGTGTGTATTTATGTCTAAATATGAAAGACACAGTTTGAACAACTAAAAAATAGAAAAAAAGAAGAGGTGACATGTACCCATATCGATATGGACGACAATTTGAAAAGTATCTTTCACAGTTTGGACGTGTGCTTTCTGGCTTTCAAGTGTTAGAGCGAGATAGTTCATTACAGTCCCCAAACAACACACGACCGGTGAAAGTGGTGTATGGGGGGATGAGTAGGATTGTTGCGTCTATCTTGAATAACAGAGATAGCTTCACTAACAAGACCCTTCCCTTCATGGCATTCAATCTTACTGGGATTGAAAAAGACATTGAGAATAAGAAGACACATCACCATGTTGACCATGTGGTGTATAAAGATGCCGCAGGATACCCCCAAGCATATGAACGTTTGATGGGACCAGCGTTTGCTATGTCAATTGAAGTGTCTCTCTATGCCAGTTCAACAGAAGAATTGTTTTCGATTCTTGAACAGATGTTATTGATCTTCAATCCTCGAATTGCGATTCAAGTTGACACCAGGGTGCAGAATGCAGATTACATCACGTCTATTGAGCTTGAGTCAATCAACAACGAAATCAACTACCCCATGGGAACTGAACAGAGAGTGGTACAGCAGTCTCTCACGTTTCGTGTGCCTGTACGGCTCTCATATCCTTCCTCAGACGACGCAAGCTTCATTGAAGAGATCCAGGCAAGGGTGTTATTGGCCACCGAAGAGAGCCTCGATGACTTTGTGTTCACTGAAGAAATCATAACAGGAGAAAACGCATAATGGATATTGGTGATGCAATCAATCGTAATAATAGCACGAAGAAGTCGGACAATTTCTATGTGAGCTTTCTTCGTCTTCCAAACAACATCAGCAACATATTGGGTCGACAAGTTAGATCGATAACAAGGCCCGTCCTTCAATTTGAAGAGTCAGCTACACGAATGGGACGCCACAAACACAATCACATTCATCAGGTGAGATTTGAGCCAATCAGGATCATGTTTGATGACGATGAGGGGTCGCTTATTTCACAGTTCATTCATGCTCATGTGTTTAGACAACTGAACATACAAACATCTCTGCCTGAGAAATGGCGAGACCTTATGGAAGATGATGATCGTTTCGATCTCAAAGTGGAAATTTTCGATCAAACAAATAAGGTGGTGGATGGGTTCGTATTGATCGATTGCTCAATCCTATCTGCCGAGATGTCTGAGTTGAATGTCGAGACTGACACTAATGCCTCTGTCGATGTCAGTATACAGTATGATTCAATTGAGTTCTGGATAGTGGACGATTGGGTGGAGTTCAGACCCAATTGATCAGGTAGGGAGAAAAAAGAAGTTAACCAAATATATCTCGCTCTGTCCATACACAAAACGTCCATCCTCTTGCTTCGGCATAGTCATAGGCGGCTCTCCACTTCTCCATATTTGTTTGATATGTGAGACATTCTGCTAGAAAGGTGGTGTTTTTCTTCTTCTGTGTTTGTTGGGGCTTCTTGAGGTCTTTTGTTGGTTTTATCTCGACCAATAGTTTTTTCAATATCTCGTCTCTATCTCTGTACTCAAGATAGACATCCACGATATACCGCGCCTTCCTTTGTTTAACGGTGGAATAGTAGGGAACAACGACAATCTCTGCTCCCCATGACAGCACGTTGGGGCTTCGATCACAATAACAGAAGACTTCCAATTCATACGACGAAAGATACCTCGGATCATGTTTCCCGAGGTATTTGTCTTTGTGTTGCACGGGGTATATACCCTGTTTGTAATTTCTCTTCTGCATGAACTTAGTTATGCAAAAACCGTTAACAGCTCACGTCTTTTCTTTCGTTCAACGAGGTCCAGCGATGTAGTTGAAGAAGTTGGTGCGGAACAACCATGGCAGGATATTATCACTCCATAGAGGGGTTGCTTCTGCATCAACGCTAGATTGCTGGAATGCCTCGGCCATGTGGCATTCTTCAATAGCAGCGACAGCCTGAACACGATAGAACTCAGGAGTCACTTTCTTGCTGTTGCCAATCGACATATCTCCATAGAGCAATGTGTTGAAGATATCCACGATGATGGGAGCCGCCTTATTGTCTCGGATTCCAGATACATAGAGGCCATCTTCTATGTTTTTGTCAGCAATAACACGACCAGTTCTTCGGCAGAAATTGTCTTTGACTGAACAGATTGCCCATGACACTTTTAGCTCATCACTATCATCCTGCCGATCAATCCGAAAAGTGATTGAGGGGATGTAAGCCGATACTTCATGTAGATGAAGATGCTTGTAGTAAGTTTTCATAATGTCTTTTTTCTCTTTCGGTTTGGTTAAAAATTGCGGGACCATTATTGCTCCCGCATAGCATAGAATTGCTGGTATCAGCGTTCCATGTTCTTTAGACGATTTCGGAGTGAGGACTTCTTGCCATCGGACGCTTTCTGTCCCTTCTCTTCCTCTTTCTCATCCTCCTCATCTTTCGACTCGGGGTCAGGCTTTTTTGGCTTACGGGAAGAGCGAGCAGGCTTCTCGTCTTCTTTCTGCTCGTCTTCTTTCTGCTCTTCTTCTTCCTCATCAGAATACACGGTGGTCATTGCTTTGTCAAGCCATACTTGGACATCGCTCTCACTTACGTTTTCAGGGATACAATCGAGAGAT